GCTACCAAACGTTCATTTTGTTGTTCCTTATTAGGGCCCTTAGGCAGAAGATCCTTCATTCCTTTCGAAAAGAAGGCTTCAAGAACAGCATACTTTGTAACTACCGAATTTGTCCTCTCGAGATCATAATCCTCATCGTTCAGCACCTTTTTATAGGATTGCTTATGAACCAGGGGACCCAGATTCCTTATTGTCCGGTTGGCTAGTCGCCACGTCTCCCACTTTCCAGTGGAAGGCCATGGTTGAACCTCCAATCCTTCATTCAAAGATTTCTGTATCTCGCGAAGTACAACTCGGTCGAAATGCGGCAGCTCAGGATCGATCATTCCCAAACCACCAGCATACTGGGGGAGCCAAAAGCTCCCTTGGAATTGACTCAGAGTGTTCTTATTATAATAAAAGAACCTCTTCTTGACGTCATTCCAATATTCCGCTGGGCACGACCTCTGTAGCTCATTATAAGCCGAGGCTATGTCGATTAAACGTTTGTCGTCTGTACGTGTTGCACTCTTTTTCAGTCCCTTAACGAGACCCATATTAATATACTCGCGTTTTTTCCACTGGCATGCTAGATGATCATAATGTTCCGAATTGATCACGGCAAACCTGCTGTTAAAATATGTTTTACCTACGCTCGAGTCAAGGCCTAGAACTGAACAAACAACCTTCCATATAGGGAAGAACTCTTTCTTAGAGCTCTTTATGAGACAGTCGTCCCCATTGATTAACAATGGAGCCTGACGCAGGGTATAATACCTCTGCTCTGTCAATTCTAAAGAGTATCTACATGCCGCCGCATTGGCCATGCAGAGAAATGGAAAGCTAATGATGGAACCCATCAACTGCCCACATTTCTGCTCCGCCTGACCACCGATGAGACTTTCGTCCACAAAGATGTGTTTCGTCAATGCGCGCAAAGCGAGTTCAACCAATTGATGGGGAAGCTTGAGCACCGTGGACAATTCGTCCAGGAGCGTTTCGCTAACCCATGAATATAAGTTGTCTGTTGAAGCCTGATAATCCCCGGAGCAAAAAAAGCTCGAAGGATCATGACCACATATCTCCTCAATATCCTCTACCTTACAGGGCCTTCCGATTAAACGGAAGGCGGGGTGCTCTTTAAGCACTCCCCAGAGAAATTGCTGAAACGTTTTTAGAACGAAGTAAGTACGAACAGG